CCCGCCCCACCTGCCTTACCTTTCCGGGCCTTGCACCGCCCCGCCATACCGTCTGCTGCCAATCCACACCTGCCTCGCCGTGCCCAACAAAACCGTTGCTCACCAAGCCTGGACAATCCCAGCCCTACCTGCCTTACCAGGCCATACCTGCTCGTGCCACAACATGACTTGCCGCAGCCCGCCTCAGCTGCCAAGCCAAACCTAACCCAACCTAAGCATCATTCAGATGATCTTTGATCGGGTCGAGCACACCGGCCAGCTCAGACAGCTGGTCGTATTTGTTGACGAACTGTTGCAGCTCGCGCTTGGCAGTCGCCAGGATTTGTGCCCGGTATTCTGGATCCTTCATGGCTTCGACGGTGCTCACATACGATCGCACCGTTTTGCCCGCGTCGTTTTTGTGAGCGACGCTCGTAAAGACCCGCAGTCGTTTGGGTTCGTACTCCTTGGGAACGTCTTGGGTGCAGACATACACAAGCGATCGCTTGATACGCTTCTCGGTTTCAACGCGCTGCTGCGCAGCGGCGACAGAATCGTCCCACTCGAACTCGTTGTGCAACACAGAGTCCGGGCTCCTGGCGTGATCGACCAGTTTGCCGACCGGCGCCACCCCACCCCACTCTGCATTGAGCGATTCGATTTCCTGGAGAGCAAGGTTGGGGTCTGCCTTGAAGACAGACCCCTTTGCCCACTCAACGATGGTGCCGCCGCTCACGCGGCTTCTTCGAGAATGGCGAACTCGCGATCGAGTCTGAAGCGACCGAACTCACCACCCTTTTCTGGTCTCCACTCACCGAGTCCGATACCAAAGCCAGCCCGCTCGATCAGATTCAAGATCGCCGATTGAGTCAGTGCCTTGGAGTCATACTCGAACTTGAGCGTCATCGCCCAGTTCGTGAACATCGGTCGATAGCGTAGATCGGTGGATCCTGATCCGACTCGCACTACGTCCTCCCGCATAACGGGCTCGTCAGTCTCCAATGCCACCAGGTTGTTTTCGAAGTCGTCGGGTCGAATGAACAGAGACTTCTTGAGGAGGGTCTTTTCCAAGCCGATGTCCTTGTGCGCTGCTCCGGTCAAGCATGCTTTAATTCCACCTGCCGGGAAGCCATAACGGCCGTCCGCCAATTTATACGATGCGTTACGAAACTCTTGTTCCGGTTCTCGAGCGTCTCGATTTTTGACGCGAATACCAGCGTGCTTGTCACGCATCATTTGCAACGCCTTTTCATCCCACTTGTGTTGAATGAATGGACTGGTGCCCTCGATTCGCACAGTCATGAGGGTCTTTTCGATCGGTTCCAAGGTAATGATGTTACCCATTTTTTTCTCCTAGCCCGCAGGCTTTTACTGATAGTTGTTGAGCCCGAGTTATCTCGAGCGACGCGGACTTTTCCAGGGTTGCGTGTCATTGTCAACACTTTTATACAAAAAAATACAAAAAAATTTATTTGCAAAAATAGTTGCACAACGACACGGTGTTGTGCATAATTCCTTCGTTGGCGCGATTTTGCGTCGTTTTTGAGGAAAAGTGATGAAGACAGCATTGATGTGTGCTTTTGCAAAGAAGTTCAACTTGAGCCCCAAAGAGGCTTTGTTGTTGCCTGGTCTATTCCAGGTCGCAGCTCAAAAGACTGAGCTGGGTGAGGAGGAGCTGATGAAGAAAGCTGGGTTCAACCAGGAGCTTGGCGAATACATGGTTCAGATGGTCAAGCAGGTTGCCAAGACTGATGAAGCAGAGGAGGAATACCAAAAGTTTCTCGAGGAGCAAGCAGGGTGAGCGTCGAAGCAAAAAAAGTGTTCTACAATCGAGTGCGTCGAACCTGCCTGAAGCATGGCATCGACATCGTGTACCATGGGATGCCGAAAGCTGTCATGGCAATCGAGCTGATCAAAGACGGTGAGGTGGTGTGCTCCGATCGTACGGACAACAACCGGCCGCTGGACATACCCTGGAAAATGTTCCACATGGAACTTTCTGAACTTGGTTACACAGGAGGCGTGAAATGAGTGGACGACCGCTCAAGCAGATAAACAACATTTACGGCTATGTGCGAGTGTCGACTGACGAACAGGTCAAGTCTGGCATTTCGCTTGAGACGCAAACGGAGCAGATCAACCAGTTTGTGCGTGACAAGTATAACCGAGAGGTCACGCAGTTCTTTAGCGACGAGGGCGTTTCTGGCACTCACGCTGTTGTTGATCGTCCCGCGAGTCGGGAGCTGACAGATGTGATCGACGAGCATGACGTCGTTGTTTGCACTCGATTAGACCGTTTGTCTCGCTCCACTTCTGACCTCTTGGGGTTGATCCCGGTCTTGCAGGAAATCGGCATCACGCTGTACTTCTGTGAACAATTCGGTGACATGCCGATCGTTTATCCAGGCGCTGGGCAATCGAAAGGCCTGGAGTCAAAGTTCGATATGAACTCAATGACGAATCAGATCATGATGATGGTCTTGTCGGCTGTAGCCGAGATTGAGCGCGCTACGATCAAGGATCGGTTCGCAGCCGGTAAGCTCGACTGGGCTTCTCGCGGGTACGCGATCGGCGGTTCCGCTCCTTATGGCTACAAGCACGTCGAGGTGAAAACAGGCAACAAGACGCGACAGTTCCTCGAAGAGGTGCCGGAAGAGCAGGAGATCTTGGAAGCGATCTACAAGCTTCACGATCGCGGACTTGGCCCGCGCAAGATAGCAAACGAAATCAACAGTCTTTACGACGTCAAGCCCTTCACACACTCCAAGATTCAGCGCATCTTGGGCCGCAAATTCCAGGGTTTGCGTCAAGCAGCCTGACGGCTATGATGGTGGCCTCCTGGAGGCCACTATGACCGACGACGAAAAACTAGCAGAAGCAATTCGGATCCTCGAAGATTCACTTGCAACTGACTTCATGACAGATTCGGTTCGGGACATCATGACCCGAGCTGTCGCGCATCTGAAAGATCTCCAAGGCGCCTAGTGTCCAGCGAAACTCTCACAGGCTGGGGGCGCGGCACCTGGGGCGAAGCTGCCTGGGGCACGCCTCTTCCGGTTGAGCCCGCCGGAGTCCAGGCAGCTGTAAGCGTCGGATCCGTCAGTGTCGTTGCCAAAGCTAACGTCGTTCCCACCGGCCAAGCGGCCACCGCCTCACCAGGCTCTATTCAGATCGTCGCAAAAGCGATCACGCAAATCACCACCGGCGTCAGTGGCACGACTGCCGTGGGATCAGTCACGACCGTGGCAAAAGCAACCGCGTCTCCGACTGGAGTCGGAGCGACATCGGGTATCGGTTCCGTTACGACGATCGGCAACAACAATATCGTTGTGGATGGGCAACAAGCGACTGCGAGCGTGGGTAACATTGAGCCTGTGGGCGGAGCGATCGTCCAGGTCACTGGTCTTGGAGCGACTGCTTCCGTTGGGTTCATCAACGTCTATGGCGAGATAGACACAAACCAGACACCAAACTACACTGTTGTGGATGATAGTCAGACTGCGAGTTATTCCGCAGTCAGTACAAATCAGACGCCGAACTACACAGAACTTGATGCAGGGCGCTCAGCAGCATAACGCGAGGATAAACGATGGCAGTCTACACCAACGATCTTAGGCTCACCGAATTGGCCACGGGAGAGGGGTCGGGCACTTGGGGCACAACTACAAATCAGTCGCTTTCTTTGATAGGTGAGGCGTTTTCGTTTGGCACAGAGGCCATCACGACCAATGCCGACACCCACACTACTACTATTGCCGACGGTTCTACTGATCCCGGTCGCTCTCTTTTCTTAAAATATACCGGCACACTAGATTCTGCTTGCACGATAACCATCGGCCCCAACACCGTTTCGAAGCTCTGGTTCATTGAGAACGCGACCAGTGGGTCTCAAAACATCATCATAAAGCAAGGCTCAGGCGCTACGGTCACGATTCCAAATGGTCAAACCAAAGCGATCTATTCTGACGGTGCTGGCTCGGGTGGAGCAATGGTTGATGCCTTGCAAGACTTGTCGATCCCAGACCTTTTCATCGATGACGATCTTACTTTTACCTCTGACAGCGCCGTTGTGAGTTTTGGCGCTGATGCCGACACCACCCTCACGCACACCGATGGGTCTGGCCTCACGTTGAACTCTACGAACAAGATCATGTTCAATGATGCGAGTCAGTTCATTCAAGGCTCCAGCGCGACGGTGTTGGCTCTGGGTGCCACAGATGAGATCGATCTGACTGCGACTGCTATTGATGTGAATGGCACGATGGATATAAGTGGTGCATTGACAGGCACCACCGCAACCTTTACAACAGCCGGCAACACATCAGGTCTCATCTTGAAGTCAACAGATGATGACGCATCCGTTGGCCCTCGCTTTGATCTTGTGCGAGATAGCGCCAGCCCTGCTGATGATGACATCATTGGACAAATAAGGTTTCTAGCAGACAACGATGCTGGTGAAGAAACCAACCTCATTTCGTTAAAAACGATTTTGAAAGATGCTTCTGATGGTTCAGAAGAAGGTTCCTTCGAAATACTTACAAGGGTAGCCGGAACAAACAGAGGCAGAATGTTTCTGAAGCCTGATGAAACGGTCTTCAATGACGATTCTATAGACTTAGACTTTCGCGTTGAGTCAAACAACAAACAGGGCATGTTTATCGTTGACGCTGGCGATGACGTTATAAAAGTTGGAGGTATTACCGGCAGCGCGGACGGCACTCTTAAAGTTAAGTCTAACTCTAACGACTTTGCTATCGCCTTAGAAGAAAATAGCGGTAATGAAGCGTATCAGCTTGGCGTTATATCTGATGGTTCGATGATCATCGCTAACTCAGGTAGTACGGTTGCAAAATTTAACGACTCCGGTGCATTTTTAAGTAACGACGCCGCTGTAAAGGTCGCGGGCACTGAAACAATTTACGTCCCTGCGGCTGCGATGTACCCAAACACCACAAACGGTTGTGCGGATTTAACGCAGGTAGAACTATCTAATGGCCCAGAACTGAAGTGCTTAGACTTCGATGCAAGCTCTGATGAGAACGCGCAGTTCACAGTCTGTTTTCCAAAGAGTTGGAATGAAGGCACGGTGACTTTCCAAGCGTATTTTACAGTGACGGGCACCAACACCGGCACTGTAGCTTGGGGGCTATCGGGCGTATGTATTGCAGATGACGCAAGCATCAATACAGCATTCGGGACTAATGTCGTTGCGACAGCTAAAGCCTTCAGCGGAACCTCCAACGACATGACGGTAACAGCAGTATCTGGTGCGGTAACGATCTCAAACGCTGCTGTAGATACGCAAACTTACTTTCAAGTCATGCGTGATGTTTCAGCAGACACGCAAACAGGTGACGCCCGTCTGCTCGGAATCAAACTGTTCTTCACAACCGACGCAGCGAATGACGCATAAGAGGTAACTGATGTCAGGGTTTGGTTACAACGTCAACGGCTTTGGTGCCTTCCCTAACCGCCAAGGCCCTTACGTCTTAAATATTTTCATAATAGCTGGAGGAGCAGCAGGAAGTGACGGACAGTTTGCCGGGGGCGGCGGTGGCCCCGGCGAATATTTGACTCGTACTCTTACGGAGCCACCTGCGGGATTGTCATACAGTATTACTATCGGCGGGGGTGGGGCACAATCAACTAACCAAACCACTGGTAATAAGGGAACAGAGAGTTCTATTTCTGGTGGTTCAGGTTCTCACGCTATCTCGAACGATGAGCCTAGAGGCGGCGGTGGTGGCTCAAGCGAAACCGGTCAGGGTACAACAAGCACTATCGCAGGCGGCGGTGGTGGCGGTGGTTTTTCGCCAAATCCATATAGCGGAGGCTCTCACGCTAATGGGTTCAGCGGTGGTGATGGCGGAAACGCCGACCCAGCTAATACTCATTACAACGGCGGTGGCGGTGCAGGAACTGGCGGCAATGGAGCAGATGGTGCTGATAATACAGCTAATGGTGGCGGTGCTGGGGGGATAGGTTACGAATGGCTTGATGGCACTCGCTACGGCGGTGGTGGTGGAGGGGGCTATACACAAAGATTCGGCAGTACCTCTTTAGGTACAGTAGCGTCTGGAGGGTCTGGCGGCGGTGGCGCTGGAGGTAATTGTAATCAAAGCACGAAGAACGATGCCGCTAACGGATCAGCAAATACTGGCAGCGGTGGCGGTGGCGGTGGAACTCCAGCTAGTAGCCCCAGAGCACTAGCCGGGAATGGTGGATCAGGCGTATGTATTATTCGATACGCAGGGTCGCAGAGAGGCACTGGTGGAACTATTACATCGTCTGGGGGTTTTACCTTCCATACGTTTACTTCTAGTGGCACGTTTACTACCGCTTAGGAAAAGATATGGCGCATTTTGCTAAAGTAGTCGATGGAATCGTCGAGAAGGTGCTGGTAGCAGAGCAAGAATTTATCGACACTCAAGAAGGCACTTGGGTGCAGACATCTTACAACACCCGAGAGGGAGTGCATCTAGGCCAAGATTTACAACCTGATGGCGGAGTGGCTCTGCGGAAAAACTATGCGGGTATCGGATTCACTTATGACTCAATTAGAGACGCATTCTATGCGCCTAAGCCGTACCCTAGCTGGGTGCTAGACGAGGATACCTGCTGCTGGAACGCGCCTGTGTCTTACCCAACAGACAATAAATATTACCAGTGGGATGAAGACAGTACGTCTTGGGTTGAAGTAGGAGAATAATTATGGATTTTTTAATTAACGTGTTTCATGGGGTCACTTTTGCCATAGCCTTATCAGCAGTTTTATGCGCCACGACTACACCGCCAAATAATGAGTGGGCGAAAAAAGCATACCGACTGATGAACATCGCAGCTTTTAATGTTTGGAAGTCAGAGGACAAGTGACGCCTAATGGACGTTGGATCAGTCGGCGAAACTGCTCAGGTTAGCTGGAAGCAAGTAGCGATCCAGAAGCAAGAGCGCCTGCGAACAGGTGCTGAAGGCCAAACCGTGCGCGAAGCCGTCGAGACGATCATTCCAACCATCTATACTAAAGAAGGGAATAAGGTCGAGGCGCAACCCCTGGCGCCCACTCAACGAGTGAATCTATCCGTATGAGCGACGCAGGCGAAAAAGCATTGAACGAAGTGACTGCCCATGAAAAAGAGTGTGCGATCCGCTATGAGGGTATCGAGAGGCGGTTAGACTCTGGCAGCAAACGATTCGATCGTCTCGAATCAATGATTTGGGGGGTTTACGTCACGGTCATAGTGGCTGTTGCTTTGCCGCAATTTATAAACTAACAGTTTGTATTAGGCGCGATTTTGATTATTGAAAGCGTCGCAGCAGCCGGCCTCATTCTGAAACAAATATCAGACACGGTGGCCGCAGTGAACGAGGGCCGAGCTTCTATCGAATCGGCCATGGGTCTCATCGCAGATTTCGGATCTGGGCTAAACGAATTTCAACAATCTAGAGCGACTGGCTTCAGACCTCTCAGTAACGGCGATATCTTGAAGCTCTCTATGTTGCGGAGGTCGCAGGAGCGATACGAAACCGATTTGCGAAATATAATGCTCGTCATGGATTCTCGCTTGCTCGAGCAATATGACCAGATGGTCGCCGAAAACAGGCGAAAGCATAGGGAGCACCAAGCACTCATGGCGAAAAAAAAGAGGCAGAGAGAGAAATTGCAGCAACAGATCGCTGTCGGTCTGCTGACTCTAATCATCGGCGGGGGCATTTGTTTAGGCTTATTCGTCTTAGTGATTAAGGCTTTTGGGTGAGTCGGTTGGAAAAAATTCTGTGGACACTCCTGATCAGCGGCATAGCAGGGCCAACATTTTTGTTTGCCGCCAGTTACTGGCTGAACATGCCATGATCATGGCTTTCTTGCTTGTTGTCGTGGTAGACAACGCGCAACTCGAAGAGCGTTTTTTTTTCCGCACCGTGGATAGATGCAATTTCTTTGCACATATGATTGAGTCGGGGCAGTATAAAATGGTGCAAAATAATAGACTATCATCACAACAAAACGTGACGGCGTACTGCATACCAAAGTATGCGCCGCCTAATACGAAATTCTGGGACTAGAAATGGCACAGAAGCAGCTTGAGCCATATTCGGAGTACAGTAAATTCGATAAAAATAACGACGGTGTGGTGTCGGACGAAGAACTGGAACTCTCACGTCAATTAGAGGAGCTGAAGCTATCCAGCGAAAAGGCAGACGCACAAAGAGGCATGGCTTGGTTCGCGTTGTGGGGCATGCTTCTCTACCCGTCGATGGTGGTCGGAGCCGAGTACTATGGTCTAACGCAAGCCAGCTCAATTCTGGGTGACATGGCTGCGGTGTATTTTGCAAGCGTTGCGGCCATCGTCGCGGCGTTCTTTTCGGCGCAAGCTTGGGCAAGCAGGAGATAACGTGTATCACTACAAAGCCAAGCTAGTTCGAGTCATTGATGGCGATACGATCGACGTGGACATCGATCTGGGGTTCGACGTTTGGTTGAAAAAGCAACGCATCAGGCTTGCAGGTATCGACGCTCCAGAATCTCGCACTCGCAATAAAGCAGAGAAGGCCTTGGGTTTGGCGGCAAAAGCAAGACTGACAGAGCTTTGTTCTGGTGAGATGCAGCTTGAGTCCCTTGGGACAGGCAAGTATGGCCGCATTTTGGGCATCCCAAAAACTTTAGACGGCATTAGCATGTGCCAGATTCTGATCGATGAGGGCCATGCCGTTGAATATGAGGGTGGCAAGAAAACTAAAGTTTGGGCGTAACTACGATAAAAATAAGGAGAAAAGCATGAGCAGCCTGCTCACTTCGCTCGTCGGCCCCGTAACGGGACTGTTGGATAAGTTCATCGAAGACAAGGATCAGAAGGCGGCTTTGGCGCATGAGATCTCAACTATGTCTGAGCGCCACGCCCAGCAGCTTGCGTTAGAGCAAATAGAGGTGCTCAAGCTGGACGCGCAGGGTAATTGGTTTCAATCGAGTTGGAGACCGCTTGCGGGTTATACATGCGTGTTGGGACTGATGGTCAATTTTCTCATCAGCCCTATCGCAGCGGGATTTGGATTAGCCATTCCTCAAGCCGATGCAGGCGTGATGATGCCTTTGCTTCTTGGCATGTTGGGGTTGGGCGGTGCCAGATCATTCGAACGTGTTAAAGGCGTGGGTAAATAATGCGGGTGACAAGCAGCGAGGGTATCGCCCTCATCAAAAAATTCGAAGGCTGTGAGCTTGAGGCATATCAGTGCTCTGCTGACGTATGGACAATCGGGTATGGCCACACCTCGGGCGTTGCACAGGGCGACACCTGCACCGCAGAAGATGCAGAGTCAATGCTCACTGAAGATCTTCAGAAGTTCGAGGGATATGTGAACGACCTGGTTGATGTTGATCTTTCACAAAATCAGTTCGATGCACTTGTCGCTTGGACTTACAACCTCGGCCCCGGCGCTTTGAAAGAATCGACTTTGCTCCGTAAGCTCAACGAAGGCGATTACAAAGACGCCCCCTATCAGATCAAACGCTGGAACCGCGCGGGGGGTAAGGTGTTGGACGGCTTGGTCAGAAGGCGCGAGGCAGAGGCTTTACTTTTCAAGGGACTGCCCTGGGAAGATGTCTGAGGTCTCTCTCAAAGATTTCGAGATTCTCAGCGAGCAAGATCAGAATGAGGCGTTGGCCCTGCTTTCTCGTTACGAGCAGATGGAGAAGCAGGAAACCTGTCAGTCTGATTTCATCGAGTTCGTCAAACACATGTGGCCCGAGTGCATTCTGGGCCGTCACCACAAAATCATTGGCGACAAGTTCAACAAGATCGCCCAGGGCAAACTGAAAAGACTGATCGTTTGTTTGCCGCCTAGGCACAGCAAATCTGAGTTTGCGAGCACATACTTTCCCGCCTGGATGATGGGTCTGCGCGGCGATCTCAAAATCATTCAGACGACGCACACAGCAGAGTTAGCCGTGCGTTTCGGTCGCAAGGTCAGAAATATCATCGACTCTGATGATTACTCTCAGGTCTTTCCCGATCTGAAACTTCAGGCTGACAACAAATCAGCAGGACGGTGGACGACCAACCAGGACGGTGAATCATTTTATGCTGGTGTGGGTGGCGCTATCACAGGGCGGGGTGCTGATCTGCTGATCATCGATGACCCGCATTCTGAGCAAGACGCGCTATCTCCTACCGCCATGGAGTCCGCGTATGAGTGGTACACCTCTGGCCCTCGCCAGCGTTTGCAGCCTGGCGGAATCATCATCATCGTTATGACGCGATGGAGCACCAAAGATCTGGTGGGCAAGGTGCTGAAAAAACAAGCTGATGATCACGCCGATCAGTGGGAGGTCATCGAGTTCCCCGCGATAATGCCTGAGTCAGATACACCCCTGTGGCCCGAGTTCTGGAAAAAAGAAGAATTGTTATCTGTGAAAGCCTCTTTGCCGGTGAGCAAATGGAATTCACAATGGATGCAGAACCCGACTGCCGAGGCGGGCTCGATCGTGAAAAGAGAATGGTGGCGTCTGTGGGAGCGAGATTATGTCCCGGCGTATGAATACGTCATTCAGAGTTACGACACCGCATTTTCGAAAAAAGAGACCGCCGACTATAGCGCCATCACTACCTGGGCGATCTTTGAGTCACCCGATGACGACCACCAAGCGTTGATTTTGCTGGACGCGAAACGAGTACGGCTAGACTTCCCAGAGCTGAAAAAAGTTGCGTATGACGAGTACCGCTACTGGGAACCGGACTGTATTTTGATTGAGGCAAAGGCTAGCGGAACGCCGCTGACGCAGGAGTTGCGCAGAATGGGGATCCCGGTTACAGCATATACACCAAGTCGAGGTCAAGATAAGATCGCTAGGATGAACTCAGTGGCTCCCATTTTTGAGAGCGGCATGGTATGGGCGCCGGACGAAGCCTTCGCAGACGAGGTAATCGAAGAGATGGCCTCGTTCCCGTTCGGCGACAATGATGACTATTGTGATTCCGCGACCATGGCATTGATGCGGTTTCGGCAGGGCGGCTTCTTAAGCCTCAAAGATGATTACCAGGAGGAAGCCAGCTTCATGAAAAGAAACAGACAGGTATATTACTAATGGCGATCGAGAAACGAGGGTTAGGCACAGAGGATGATCCGAACGTCACAGCGACCGGCAGCGCCATGGAGGTCGAGCCGGAGATGACTCGCAATGACGAGATTCGCAACGCAGCTGAAATACTCATCCGTGAAGAAGAGATCCTGATCGATGACGAGATCGATGAAATTGCCCAGCAACCCGTTGTTGACTTCAATACAAACCTGGTCGATTTCATCAGTCAATCTGACCTATCTAAGCTTGCAGATGACGTGCTGTCCTCTATCAAGTCAGATAAAGAAAGCCGCAGCGAGTGGGAAAAAACTTACACGGATGGCCTGAAATATCTGGGCATGAAGTTCGATGAGTCACGCAGCCAACCGTTCGAGGGATCGACGGGTGTCATCCACCCGATCCTGGCGGAGTCTGTAACACAATTCCAAGCCCAAGCTTACAAAGAATTATTGCCTGCAAAGGGGCCGGTCAAAACAGAAATCGTCGGGAGACGATCCCCAGAAGTCGAAATGCAGGCGTCTCGTGTTCAGGACTTCATGAACTTTTACGTCATGAATGTGATGGAGGAGTTCGACCCTGAGTTAGATATGTTGCTTTTCTACCTGCCACTAGCGGGCAGTGCGTTCAAGAAAGTTTACTACGACACTGTTTCAAACCGAGCTAAAAGCCAGTTCATCGAGCCGCAAGACCTGATCGTCCCTTACGAAAGCACCGATCTTTTTACAGCTGAGCGGGTGACTCATGTTCTGAACATGAGCAGGAACGAAATAAAAAAACAGCAGCTCATGGGGTTCTACGCTGATGTTGAGCTGAAAGGCGGGAGTATGCACTTCAGCCGGGATGAGATAGAGGAGCAGATCGACGAAATCGAGGGCATGGAGCCATCGTACAAGGAGGATCGCGATCGCGTTGTGTTTGAGACGCACACGATCTTAGATCTACCAGGTTTCGAAGACTTGGACGATCAGGGCACGCCGACAGGACTCAAACTCCCGTACATCATCACAATCGATGAATCGTCTCAGCAGGTGCTGTCAATACGTCGGAACTACATCGAGCAAGACCCACTCAAAAACAAAATTAATTATTTCGTTCAGTACAAGTTCTTGCCGGGCCTCGGCTTTTACGGGCTAGGTCTCAGTCACATGATCGGAGGCATCAGCAAGTCTGCAACCTCGATCCTTCGGCAGCTGATTGACGCAGGCACCCTGGCAAACTTGCCTGCGGGGTTCAAGGCCCGAGGTATGCGCATCAGGGACGAAGACGAGCCATTGCAGCCTGGTGAGTTCCGAGACATTGACACCACCGGCGCGTCGCTGAGAGAGAACCTCATACCGCTGCCGATCAAAGAGCCCAGCAATGTATTGATGTCTTTGCTCGGTTTATTAGTGGAGTCGGGCAAGCGATTCGCATCCATTGCGGATATGAATGTGGGAGATATGAACCAGGCTATGCCTGTGGGTACAACAGTGGCTTTGCTCGAGCGCGGCACCAAAGTGATGTCTGCGATCCACAAGCGATTGCACTACAGCCAGAAGCTCGAGTTCCAGCTGCTTGCGAAAGTGTTCGCGGAATACTTGCCACAGACCTACCCTTACGTTTCGAAGAACGGCCCGCAAGAAATCATGGCGCAAGACTTCGACGGGCGAATCGACGTTATACCGGTAAGCGACCCGAATATTTTCAGCCAGAGCCAGCGGATCACCATGGCTCAAGAGCTGCTGCAAATGGTTCAATCTAACCCGCAGATCCATGGGCCGAACGGCGTTTATGAGGCGTACAGGAGAATGTACTCAGCCCTTGGTGTTGACGACGTTGATAGTCTCTTGCAGCCTCCACCCCCACCACAGCCCCCGATGCCGATCGATGCAGGCATCGAAAACAGCGGTTTTTTGATGGGATCGCCAGCTCAAGCTTTTGAGCCACAAAACCACCAGGCCCACATAGACACACACCGATCTTTATTCTTGACGCAAGTCGTCAAAGAAAACCCGGCTCTCCAAGGAATGGTTATCGGTCACATGATGCAGCACCTCCAGTTTATGGCAGGGCAAATGGTGCAAGATCAAATACCGCCTGAGCTGACACAACAGATGCAGGAGCTGTCCGCCGCCGGTCAATCTGGCCAAGTGCCCCCCGATCAGCTACAAATGATGAACAGTCAAATCCAGATGCAGATCGAACAATTCTCTGCGCCAATACTCGCACAGCTGACGCAGGAGCTGTTGGAATCAATCGGCCAGGGTGATGAGACCGATCCGCTAGTGCAGATACGACAGCAAGAGTTGATGCTACGAGAGAAAGCCATTGACTCAGAGAACGATCAGTTCGAGGCCAAGCAAGCTCAGCGAGCGCAAGAAAAGCTGCTGGAAACTGAAATTGCGAAACAGCGTATTGACGTGCAAAAGGCCGTGGCAGACGATAAATTAGACGTAGCGTTACAACGACTCAATCAACAAGCAGAGCTGAAACTGTTAGACATACAGAACAAGAGGTCTTGATGGCAGCAAAATTTATATCATCGAACTCCACTGTGCGGGAGCAGATCGCCGCGCTCAAAGAGCAGAAGCGTCTCATTCGCGAGATCGAAGCCAAAATGCTTCTGCAAGCGGAACAAAACGCAGCACAGAAAAAACTCCTGAGCGACTATCGAATCGCGACGAAAATGGCGCGCATAAATGGTACGGAGCCGCCAGCGCCTTTGCAGCTGATGCCCGCGAAAGAACCAAAGGTTACAGAGCCAGAGCCGGTAGCGGAGCCCGTAGCAAAGAAACCTGCCCCGAAAAAGGCAAGAGCGAAAAGACCCCCACCGAAAAAAGCCCCCCGAAAGAAGAAGGACGACACATGAAAGACATGAGCAGGATCGAAAAAGTCGATACGCCGACCAAAACAATCAAAACCACACCTACCGCTCCAGCGCCCGTACGTCGCACGATGGGCGGGCCATACCGAGTCATCAAGGCTCGCGGGTTCGGTGCGGCAACTCGAGGGTATGATTTTCACGAGCGTGATTGATGGATGACATCGACCTGGGCAACAGGCTCAAAAGGGTCTTGCAAGATCGACGAGATCTGATTCAAGAGGTTTTGATGGAAGGTCTGCTCAAAGATATAGAACATTATAAAACTTTGCAGGGCGAGTTGACTGTAATAACATTGGTCGAGGAAGCCATCAGAGATTTCTACAAGGAGATTTGATTTGAGCACCCCGACGACGCAAGCGGCGTACGTCTCCAACGACGAGCGCGTGCTAGACCCTACCCTCCTCGAAAAATCCGCCCTTGAAAGAATGCCCGACCCCAGCGGTTGGCGGATGCTAGTGTTGCCTTACAAAGGTAAAGCGACTAGCGAAGGCGGCATACACCTCCTCAAAGAGACTGTCGATCGCGAAGCCTTGGCTACCGTTGTCGCATACGTCGTCAAAATGGGCCCACTGTGCTATGGCGACACCGAGAAGTTCGGTGACACGCCCTGGTGCCAGGAAAAGCAGTGGGTTCTGATCGGCCGATATGCTGGTGCTCGTTTCAAGCTCGAGGATGGTGGAGAGGTCAGAATCATCAATGACGATGAAGTGATAGGCACAATTCTTAACCCTGATGACATAGTGAGTTTTTCATGATTGAAAACGCAAACGCAGAAGAGCAACTGCAAGAGGAACAGGTTGAAATCCAGGTAACTGAGGATCCGGTTGAGTCGGAGGATGAGCTAGAAACGTACACCAAGTCCGTTTCAAAGCGCATCAACAAGCTCAACCAAAAAAATCGAGAGGCCGAAGCAAGAGCCCAACAACTCGAACAGATCGCTCTTCAGAAAGAAGCCGAACTTCAACAATACCGCAAGTACGCGGCGCAACAGTCGAACACTGTCCTCGTCAAAGAAGAAGAGGCTCTCACGTCGAAAGAGGCGCAAGTCGATGATGTCTATCGAAAAGCAGTAGAGTCTGGCGATCCTGATTTGATTACCAAAGCGTCGAAGCTCCAGAATGACATCGCGATCCAGAAAGAAAAGCTTCGCGTGGCAAAAGCGCGTCAGCAGCAAGATCAGCCACAGCAAGAAGAGACGTACGTCTCTCAAGGCAACGAACAAGCCGTCGAAGTCCCTACGCAAGAAAGCGTTGCTGAGGAGCAGATTGAGCCAACAGAAGATGCACTGGAGTGGCACTCTCGAAATCCCTGGTACGGCGATGCCGAGGACGAGAACAATTTGAAAGCCACGCAGTATGCGTATTACGTCCATTACAATCTGGCCAACGAAGGCTTCGACGTCGGCTCAGAAGAGTATTACAACGAGTTGGACAACCGTGTTTCTGAGGTTTATCCTCATACTCGATCCGCTGGAGGTGGATCACAGACCGTTCAAAGTGAAGCTAGGCCCGCTGTGCAAAGAGTCAGCTCAGCTCCCGTCGGGGGTCGGTCAAAAACACAAGGTAATCGAAAGAATGGCGTGAGCTTTTCGAAGTCAGAACTTGAGCGACTTCGCGGGTTGAAACCGCATAACATGACCGAAGAGGCTTGGTTACAGAGAGTCGCGAAAGAAAAGCAGAAAATTGCACAAAGAGAGGCAAGCTAAATGGCAGAAACAAAAGCAAGCGCACGTTCGTCTCGTGAATCGCAGTCACACGATAACTCGACTCGCAGAAAACCGTGGCGCCCAGTAAGAAGCCTGGAAACACCCCCACACCCCGAAGGTTATACCTATCGATGGATAAGGGAGTCCATGCTTGGCCAGGAGGATCGAGCAAATGTCTCTCGTCGAATCAGGGAAGGTTGGGAACTCGTGAGAGGGACTGAGCTACCACCTGAGTGGCGATCCTTGCCGACTATGGATAATGGCAGACATGAAGGCGTCGTTTATAACGAGGGGTTGCTCCTCGCAAAGATCCCGAACGAAACGGTCGAAGAAAGACGAGCTTATTATCGAGGCAAGTCCCAAGAAGCCACAGATTCATTGGATAACACGATGTTCAATGAAAGCAGAGGCGATAGTCGTTACGTCAAATATGATCCTCAGCGAGATAGCAACGTCACATTTGGACGAAGATAAGAGGTACTGAAAATGGCGAATAAAGACGCTGCTTTTGGAATGAAGCCGATTCGTATGATCGGTGGCGCACCTTATACCGGCGGGACTTCGCGTTATCGTATTGCTGCGAATTATGGCACTTCCATTTTTCAAGGCGACATGGTTGCGCAAGTAACCGGAGGAACGGTAGAAGTACACGCGGACGGAGGCACTGTGCCGATCGTTGGCGTTTTCAATGGGTGTCAGTTCACTGACCCCACAACAGGCGAGCAAGTTTTTCAAAACTTTTACCCCGCCTCAACAAACGCTTCGGACATCATCGCTTTTGTGGTAGATGATCCGAATGTCGTCTTCGAAGTACAGGCAGACGATACTTTCCCCGTAGCAGATCTGTTTGGCAACTTCGACATCGTTTACACCAGTAGTGGCTCGACCCAAACCGGAATATCTGGTGCGGAGTTGGATGTGACAACAGGTGCTACCAATACGAATCTGCCGATCAAGGCGATCGACATTTCGCAAGATCCGAACAACTCGGATGTGGGCTCCGCTAACACTAATGTGCTGGTGGTAATTCAAAACTCTGTCTTTGGCGTCAAAGGCGCCGGACTAGCATAGAGGAGCTGAACAATGGCAATTTCAAGAGCACAGCTCGCTAAAGAATTGGAGCCCGGCTTAAATTCGTTATTTGGGCTTTCGTACGACGATTATTCAAAGGAGTACGAAGAAATATTCGCCTTAGAGGATTCGTCAAGGGCCTTTGAGGAGGAAGTCCTCATCACCGGATTTGGTGGAGCGCCTACGAAAACAGAAGGTCAAGGCGTAGCGTTTGACAACGCTGGTGAGTCTTTCACTGCTAGGTATACTCACGATACCGTCGCCTTAGCATTCTCGTTAACCGACGAGGCTGTCGAGGACAACTTATACGATTCGTTAGGTAGACGTTACGTTAAGGCTTTGGCGCGATCCATGGCCAACACCAAGGAAGTTAAAGGCGCGGACGTGCTAAACAATGCGTTCGATACCAACTTCACCGGTGGCGATGGTGTGACGCTGATTAACACAGCGCACCCGTTAGCAGGTGGCGGCACAGCAGCAAATCGTGCAACGTCGATGGCTGACTTGAACGAGACCTCCTTAGAGGATGCTTTGATTTCAATCAGCACCTTCACGGACGACAAGGGCCTCACTATTTCAGTGCAGGCAACAAAACTTGTTGTACCCCCACAATTGGTATTCGTGGCAGACCGAATCTTGAACTCAACACTGAGATCAGGAACTGCGGACAACGATATCAACGCGATCCGCAACACTGGAGTTCTGCCTGGTGGTTATACAGTAAACCATTATTTGACAGACCCAGATGCGTTCTTCTTGTTGACCTCTGTGACCGATAGCGGTGAAGGACTGAAGATGTTCCAACGCACGCCGATGGAAACCAGCATGGAGCCTGACTTTACAACAGGTAACATCAGGTATAAGGCGCGCGAACGATATTCATTCGGGTTTTCCGACTGGCGCGGAATTTTCGGCTCGCAAGGGGCGTAAAGACCAAGCAAAAAGAAGGGGGCTATGCCCCCTTTTTTTGTGCCTGGCGTTACCATACACTGAATAAGTCTGATGGTGATCGCATGGGGCGATCACTGGTTCACAAGGGAGAACTTTCATGACAACTCATTTCACTAGCGGCGTTACAAACGTCTCCTCGACTGGCACGTCTGGCAAGCTCAAAATGCCAGCTCCGCAGAAGTACCACACATACTTCAACGATTTCGACACCTACCTGGCGTCAGATTGGACGATCACCACCACTGAAGGCGGCTCGGGAAATGCTTCTGAGGCCCTGGGCGATGGCGACGGCGGTCTCTTGGTTATCACTAACGATGACGCAGATGACGACAACGACTTCCTGCAACTCGTCAAAGAGGGATTCAAATTTGAATCCACTAAGCAGCTTGGGTTTGCTGCGCGAATGAAAACCAGCGACGCGGATGCCTCTGATGTCGTGATGGGTTTGCAGCTCACTGACACCTCGCCGCTCAACGTCACCGATGGCATTTTCTTTTTGCTGACGGACGGGTCAACGACTTTGCAGTTCATCGTCGAGAAAGACAGTACACAGAGCACCCTAGATTTGCCGACCGCGATGGCAGACGACACCTTCATGACCGTGGGGTTCATCTTTGATCCCAAGGATCAACTGTTTCATGTGTACCAAAACAACGTAGAAGTCGGCACTGTGGTGAGCACTAATGCGCCTGATGATGAAGAGCTAACGGTCAGTTTTGGGATTCAAAACGGCGCAGCCGCAGCCAAAGTGCTGACCGTCGACTACGTCAGTGCCATGAAAGAGCGAACCGCCACCACCGAACTGTAAGGAGGTGAAGTATGGCTGATGCAGTCACAAGCCAAACCATCCAGGATGGTGAGCGTAAAGCTGTTCTGAAATTCACCAATGCCTCTGACGGCACTGGTGAGTCGGCTGTAAAAAAGGTGGACGTTTCTGCTCTTACGGCGAATGCTCGAGGAGAGTCCTGCTCGGCTGTCACCATCAATAAAATCTGGTGGCAGTGCACGGGACTCAGCGTCAAGATCGAGTTCGATGCGACCTCAAACGTGTTGGCGATCGGCTTGAGCGAAGACTCAAACGGTTATCACGACTATTCAGATTTTTCGGGTATACCGAACAATGCTGGCAGTGGTAAGACGGGTGACCTTGACTTCACAACGGTGGGACACTCAAGCGGGGACACCTATATGATCATCTTGGAGTTGATCAAAACTTATGGCTGATACTTCAGACGTAAAGCGAACTAAGTCGGGAAGGCTCGTCTATCGAGGCGAGTCTTTCCCTGGCTACAACAAACAGAAGCGGACGCCTGGTCAGAAAAAAAAGTTCGCCGTCCTAGCCAAGAAGGGCGATCAAGTGAAGATCGTGCGCTATGGCGATCCCAAAATGTCAATCAAAAAAGACCAACCAGATCGCAGAAAGTCCTTTCGCGCTCGGCACAACTGTGACGCGGTAGAAAAGAAAAAGGACGTGTTTTCCGCAGGGTATTGGTCATGCAAAAATTGGTGATCTTATGACTGTGATGTTTATGACAGAAGCTGGTCGAAAGACTGGTGATTCGAAGATCGATAGGCTCGCGGCAGAGTATGAGGACACTTATGGGATGCCGCTCAGTGATGCCCAGATAGAAAGATTAAGCTTTTTATCTGCTACGCCAGAATTTGGTAATTATGCGATCGATACCTCCGGTTTTGTTTCTGACGCACCCTTCGGAAGCGCACAGCGACAGTCTGAGCTAGATGATTTTAGAAACAAATTACTTGCCGAGAGGAACGCGAAAAGAGCAAATCTAACCCTTGAAACCGCAGGCCTTTTGCCTGATCAGCCCGTTTTTGGTGGCCCAGTCGCTCCCCCCGCTCCAGGTAGTCGCCCAAGGTTGCCTGGAGTGATCGACGATACGCCGATTTTTGCACCACCAAGCCAGCCCCCAGTGATGCCAAGCTTGCCTCCGATCGGGGGCGGCTCTGACGGGCCTACTGATTATTTGAACCAGCCGTCCCCGTATGCCGAGCTTGGCGATTATCTCCTCAACCGCCCAGTGTTCGATCGGGGGAAACGAACCGATGATCCGATGAGTATATTCCGCGAGCGGGATCGAATGAGTGAGGGGGTCGCACCTCCCGAGCCAGGGCGTCTTCCAGAGATGCAAACTCTGCTCGACAGAATCGCAGATTTGGAACAAAGATTGGCTGACGTACAACAAGGAGATGCTCTACCGCAGCCCGATCCCGCAAGAGATCTCGCCAATAAAGTGATGGGTATTGAGCAGCCAACTCCCGCGCCGACACCCGCCGCTGTGATGGCTAACATTTCAGACGGCAGAGCCGACGAACTCGGTTTGTTTGATGTGGGAAATGAAATGGGCCAAGGCGGCATCTACGATCGTATGGCACCGCCAAACATCGAAGAGTTGCGTAAACTTGTCGAGGGCCGGTTGTCTGGCATGGGACAAACACAAACCCCAACACCTGTACCGCCGCCAGATCCGAGCCGCTTGGAAGGCATGGTCATGGGTGTTCCCAAAACAGAGATGGAAGAAATCGAAAAAGCGAGGGATGCACGGGGCGGATTTTTCGGAAGCTCGCTACCTCAAGAGACCATAGATGCCCTGCGTAAACGAATCGAGGGGGCGCGACGCCAGCCTACAAGTACAACCCGAGCGCCTATGCAGATGCCTAATCAAGAGGATATCCTGAGAGCGGTGCGGAACATAAACATCTAAGGAGTTGATGGATGGCTAAAAATGACGTCCCAAAGAACGTAGCAAATCCGGCTTTGTATCGAAAAGCGAAAGCCAAAGCCAAGCGGAAATTTGATGTTTTTCCCAGTGCTTATGCTTCGGGATATCTAGTCCAAGAGTACAAGCGCATGGGCGGCAAGTACAAAGGCGCCAACGGTGGTGAGGTCACGTTAGATCCGCAGAAAAGCGATCTCGATCGTGACGGCAAGCTGAGTAACTACGAGCGCAAGCGCGGGACAGCGATCGCGAAGAGTATGGCCAAACAAGCAAAAGGTATGCGCAACGGCGGGACTGTGATGGTTCAAAGCCGAGGCTGTGGCGCGATCATGCCGGAAAAACAAAAGATGACGAGGGTGCCTCGTGGCTAAGCCCCAGGGTGGTCTGAAAAAATGGTTCGGCAAGGGTAAGGGTGGCGACTGGGTAGACATTGGCGCCCCGAAAAAAGATGGCAAGTTTCAGTCCTGCGGTAGAGCTAAGGCTGAGGGGTCGAAACGCAAATACCCAAAATGTGTACCGCGATCGACTGCGAAACAGATGACGAAAGGCGAGATCAAATCCGCAGTGACTCGCAAGCGGAAGAAGAAGCAGGGTGTTGGGGGCAAGCCAACCAACGTTAAAACTTTCCTTGCCAATGGTGGCGCGGTGATGATCCAAGCGCGAGGGTGTGGTGCTATTATGCCCGAGAAACAAAAGATGACACGAGTGCCGAGGAGTTGAGCATGAAAAGATCGGAGACCAAAAAGGCCGTCAAAGATTTCAAGGATCGTAGCCGTCGCACCATGCGGAAAGCCCCAGAGGCTCTCGGGAAAGAAACCGGCGCGATGCTCACCAAAAAAGAAATGGGCGAGGCGGTTCGAAGGATGCTCGGGAAGGAATCTGGAGCGGCGTTGTCTGAAAAGGATCTAGCAAGCTTAGGTTTGCGTGTCGATCCTCTCGATAGAATGCAAAGCGGAGGAGCTATGAAAAAGAAAAGAATGAATGCTAAAGGCATGATGGCTGGCGGGAAGATGAAGGCCAAAGGCATGAAGGCCGGAGGCAAGATGAAAGCGAAAGGCATGATGGCTGGCGGCAAAATGAAAGCCAAAGGCATGAAAGCCGGAGGCAAGATGCAGGCCAAAGGTATGGCGAAAGGCGGAAAGATGAAAGCCAAGGGCATGGCGAAAGGCGGAAAGATGACCACCAAGGGTTACGCAAAAGGCGGTGCAGCTGGCGGTATGAGAAAGCCTTCAAATAAAAATAGCGGATTGTATGGCCGCAGATAGTGGCGTATCTGCAAAGCAACGTCCCTTACTTCAAGTGTTGGGTTCGTAGGGAGTACACGCACAACCACGAGAAGTATCATGGCGAGTTTATTCACGCCATGGCGATTGCAGTCACGACGATGCCAACTCGTTGTCTGAGCTTCCAGGTCATTTTCACCGGGGCTGAAACGTACGACGACGACAAAGAGCCAAACGTGCATGGCGGCGCTATGTGGGCTCGTATGCCCATAACAGCCTTAGTCGGTGATACTCCCCTAGAAGAGTGGCCAGAGCCAATGCCGGTTTGGGCGGCTCAACCTTGGGACTGCTCATCTCGGGATCATGCCGTCTATGTTTTGGATCGCTGCACGCCTTGTCCCTGGTTAGCCAAGATCGATGGCAAAATGTATCCAGCCAAGTATCTTTTCACGGTTGATTACACAAACAACGAAATCGCCGACGACCCAGCTCAGCATAAGCAGAGTCATGTGATGGAGCTGCTAGACGCGGGTGAGTGGACAGGAAACATAGTGGCGCTCCCTAATAACAGAGTCAGGGTTACACACCCAGCCTGGTTCGAAACCGGCGAGGGCGCTCCCGATTTCCGACCGTCCCAACATATCCATTACTCAAAGTCTGATTTAGATTACACTCTGGACGTGAACCAAGTGTTCGATAATCTTTACGCGGAGACGAAGCGTGGCGGTAAGCGGAAGTAAAAATTTCGAGTTAGACGTTGCGGATTACGTCGAGGAAGCATTCGAGCGTTGCGGACTCGAGCTGCGCACCGGATACGATCTTAAAACGGCAAACCGATCCTTGAATCTCATGTTGGCCGAGTGGGCAAACAGAGGGCTGAATCAGTGGACGATCAACCAAAAAGAGATCGCGCTCGTAAAAGATACGACCGTCTACACGATCGATACCACAACGCCAACTGCGACGATCGATGTCCTGGATGTCTTCATCCGGGAGACCATAGGTGGAGTATCTACCGACGTGCCAATGACGAGGATGTCTAGGTCGGAATATGCAAACATTTCCACCAAGACGAGCACTGGCAAACCGAACCAATATCTTATCGATAAGCAAATCAGCCCGACGATCACGGTTTGGCCTGCACCCGATCAGAACTCTAAATACGAGCTGTATCTTAACGTGCTCAGTCGTATGGATGACGCTGACGCTGGCGCTGACACACTACAGGTGCCGTTCCGATTCTTCCCCTGTTTGGCGGCTGGTCTGGCTTACTACTTGGCTTTGAAAAGAGCACCAGAAAAAGTTGCCATGCTGAAACAGCTGTATGAGGAAGAGTTCGAGCGTGCTTTGAGCCAAGACCAGGATCGTGTGTCTTTCCGTGTTGCGCCTGATTTACGCGGCTACAACTTAGGCTGATGGCGTATGCTAGTAACAGACGAGCCTACGGGATCTGTGACATCACAGGGTTCCGTTATCGGCTGAAAGATATGAAGATGACTTGGGACGGGTTACTGGTTGGCCCGGATCAGTGGAGCGCAAAACATCCGCAGCTGATGCCCAAGCCCTCACCGATCGATCCCCAAGCTTTGCAAATAACTCGCCCAGACCAAGCGGCTGACGGCAATGACTCAACGGTCTTCACGGTTTATACAAACGTGGGCGATGGAAAGCTTGGCACACTTTTGCAAACATTTGCACTTACTGCTAGTGTCGGCACTGTAGAGGTAACTACATCATGAGCTTCACTTTAGCGACACTGAAATCAACCGTGCAAGATTACCTGCAAGTCAACGAAACGACTTTCAACAACAATCTAAACACGTTCATCAAAGAGGCGGAGAGCAGGATCTTCAAGCTTGTTCAGCTGCCCGAGCAACGCAAAAATGTGACGGGCACGGCGACATCGGGCAACCGGTTTCTCGCCACACCCTCTGATTTCTTTGCGCCGTTTTCGCTCGCGATCATAAACAGTAGCAGCAAATACATATACTTAGATTTCAAGCACCCTTCGTTCCTCAAGGAGTTCAGTCCGACGTCCACAACCACCGGGACGCCTAAGTATTATTCGTTGTTTGACGATTCTGCTTTCGAGCTTTCTCCGGTGCCCAATGCAAACTTTACTGTCGAGCTTCATTACCTGCACAAGCCAGCGTCGCTGACGGCGGGCAGTGACTCAGGTTCGACTGTGCTCTCAACAGATCACCCCGACCCGTTGCTTTATGGCACCCTGGTCGAGGCCGCTGTTTTTCTCAAGGAAGCCCCTGACGTAGTCGCCAACTTCGAGGCTCGGTTCAAGGAAGGCGTCGCACGCATGAAGAATGTGAGCGAAGGCCGTGCCACACGAGACGAGTTCCGATATGACTTACTGCGATCAGGTGTGACTTGATGGGGAAGATTCAAGAACTACGAGATAAAAAAGTAGCAATACTCGGTTTGGGAGCATCTCAAATCGATTACGTCATAGGCGTCGAAAACAGCAAAACCTGGGATGAGGTTTGGACGATAAACTCCGCGTTAGCGGTTTTCGAATGCGACCGGGTTTTCATGATGGATCCAGCTAGTCGGTTCCTGGATACGGACGACGCTGGGAATCAAACGGATGTGATGCGTCGGCTTCTGCCCACCTACACAAAACCAATCTACACTTGCCAGCTCGACGAGCGAGTGCCAAGCCTGGTTGAATACCCTCTCGAGGAGGTTATTGAGGATCAACGCTGTGCTTACATGAACACCACCGTCGCTTACTCCCTAGCCTTTGCGGCATACCATCGAGTTGGGCATGTAGATCTTTTCGGCATGGATTTTTCGTACCGGCAAAACCTGCATTTCGCGGAGGCCGGGAGGGCTTGCGTAGAGTTTTGGTTGTGCAAGCTCATCTCCATGGGAATCACAGTCGGGGTGAGTCCACGCAGCTCCCTGCTCGACCAGAACGTCGAGTTAGAAGAACGGCTGTATGGTTATCACCGTCTACCAAATCCGAAGGTTGCCATGCCAAACCCCGAAGGTGAGTGGGTGGTTTGCGATCGCTCTGAGCTTGCAGCCATGGTCAAAAAGCATGGTCTTGAGACCACAGAGCCCCTGCGATCACCGGAGCCATACAAGGGATAATCATGTCGAGAGGTGAAATACAGCTCGGGCAGGTAATGGTGTCGACCACAGACAACCGAGGGCACGACGCTGAGTTCTGGGCCGAGCAAACAACTAACAAGATTTTGGGTATCAGCGCAGAGGCTGAGCCGCATATTAGGATGCAAGCTGAGGCTTTCCGAAACCAGGTTTATACCCTTATACTGTTGGGCATGAAGAACGCCATCGCTTCTGACCGGGTGACGATACGAGGCTTACTTGCAGCCCAGGGCCACGAGGATATGGCAAAAATTATCAAGGAGCTTTGATATGGCCATCACGTCCGCGATCCCCACGAGTTTCAAACAAGAGATTCTTGTCGGCACTCATAACTTTACGGCGTCAAGCGGGAACACCTTCAAGCTTGCCTTGTATACTTCCAGCGCAACATTGGGCGCTTCAACCACAGCTTTCACGACGACAGGTCAAGCCTCTGGCACAAATTATACGTCCGGTGGTTCTAACCTGACCTCAGTCACTCCAACGACTAGCGGAACCACAGCGGTGTGCGATTTTTCAGACCTGACTTTCGGCACTGCTACCGTCACGGCGAGGGGATGCCTGATCTACAACTCAAGCGCGTCAAACAAAGCTGCCGCAGTTATCGATTTTGGTGGTGACAAAACCAGCACAGCAGGCGATTTCACGGTGGTATTTCCTAGCCCAACGGCGACCGGCGCGATCATTCGGATCGCGTAATGCCCCATGCCGCTGCAAACCTTAGACTTTCAGCCAGGCGTCGACAAAGAGGGCACTGACTATTCTGCAAAGGGTGGTTGGGTCGATAGCAATCTGATTCGCTTTCGCAAGGGTCGAGTTGAAAAACTCGGGGGCTGGCTGAAGCTTGGCTCCACTTACTTCCTTGGGAAAGCCAGGGCCCTGCACTCGTGGATCTCTTTGGGCGGAGTGCGTTACCTGGGCATCGGCACAACGGTCAAATACTACATCGAAGAGGGTGAAGCGTTTTACGATATCACGCCGATCCGATCTACAACCAGCGCAGGAGACGTGACGTTCAGCGCGACTAACGGATCGTCTACGATTACCGTAGCGGACACAGCCCATGGTGCGGTAAATGGTGACTTTGTGACTTTCAGCGGTGCAGCTTCGCTCGGTGGCAACGTGACCGCAGCGGTGCTCAATCAAGAATATCAGATCGATCTTGTCACAACCGCCAACGCTTACACCATCACGGCGAAAGACACAGACGGAACTACGGTCACCGCTAATTCATCCGATTCCGGCAATGGCGGTTCGAGCACGGTGGGCACCTACCAGATAAATGTTGGCTTGGACACTTTTGTCCAGTCCTCTGGTTGGGGTCTGGGCACTTGGGGTGCCGGGGGTTTCGGTTCAGCCTCAAGCATCAGTGCGGTGAATCAGCTGCGTTTGTGGACGCATGACAATTACGGCGAGAACCTGATTATTAATCCTCGCGGTGCAGGCATTTTTCGGTGGGTAGAGAACAACGGCGTCAACACACGAGCTTTGGAGTTATCAGGCATCACTGGGGCGAACCTGGTTCCGACGGTTGCTCTGCAAGTGCTTACCTCTGAGACGGATCGTCATTTGATTGTTTTAGGCGCGGATCCCATCTCAGGCAGCAGCCGCACTGGCGTGGTTGATCCCATGCTAATTGCTTTCAGCGATCAAGAAAACGAGCTTGAGTTTGAGCCGACGACCACAAACACTGCGGGATCGCTGAGGCTGTCCTCGGGATCTTTCATCGTCGGCGGAATCAAGTCGCGTCAAGAGGTGTTAATTTTTACTGACACGAGCTTATATTCGATGAACTTCATCGGGCCGCCTCTCACGTTTGCTTTGAACCTGGTGAACGAAGGGTCGGGGCTGATCGGGCCGAAAGCCGCCGCGAACGCCTCGAACGGCGTGTTTTATGCCAGCAAAACGGCGTTTTACTTCTATAACGGATCGGTTAAAAAGCTCCCTTGCTCTGTCCAAGAGTTTGTATTCAACGACTTGGATTTGGGTCAAGCTTTCAAGTGCCACATGGGCATAAATTCTGAGTTTGGCGAAATGTGGTTTTTCTACCCGAGCATAGAAGACGGCACTGGTGAGATATCTCGATATGTGATCTATAACTATGAAGAGAACAACTGGGCCGTGGGTAGTTTGGTTCGGTATTCATGGCTTGATGCTGGGATCGAGGATCTGCCGCTGAGCGGAGCAACCACCTCATCCGGCGAGTGTATTTTTCAGCACGAGACTGGATTCGATGATGACGGTGCTGCAATGACGGGCGTTTTTATCGAGAGTGCGGATCTCGATATAAGCTCGGGAGACAGCTTCAGCTTCATCAAAAAAATCATCCCGGATATGAAATTCGTCACTGATCCCAATGTTTCGAGCGCGCCCGCTATGAACATCGTGTTGAAGAGGCGTGACTTCCCAGGTCAGTCTCTAACAGTGGACTCGACGAACCAAGTCACCGAATCCTCGACTTTCAGCAATGTGCGCAGCCGCGCCAGGCAGATGGTGTTCCGATTCGAGAGTGATGACGACAACACTGCGGCAGATCAACTGGGGTATAAGTGGCGGCTTGGCTCTACTCGGATTGATATTCAACCGAGTGGGCGACGTGCATGAGCAGGCTTCTAGAGACCAGGTTGCCGTTCGCTCAAGGCGATGCGGTGTCCGCAGACACGTTCAATCGGTTGATCAGAATACTCGAGCTGAACCTGGGTCGAGTGGATTTCACCATATCTCCGCACTTCAACGCGACGGAGATCAGCGAGCTTCAGTTTGCAACTGGCGCAATCATATTCAATACTACGACGGAAATTCACCAAGCTTTCGATGGCACTCAATTTAGGGATCTCTACAGCCATCAGACATATCCGACAGGCTTGGCAGCGACGGCAGCAGTGGGTGGAGTATCGGTGACAATATCATGATGGAACTTGAACAGGCGCTGATGAGGGTATACGACCAGAAAGACGCTCAGAACATGAGCGGTTTTGCTGAGGGCGGTACTGTCGTCGAATCAGAGACACAGACTACCCCGGAAATGGATCGCATGTTGATGGAGGCGCAACAGGGCGTCGCCGAAGGAGCGCAGCAAGATCCGAACGCATCCCTTGTAGAATATATCGATGAACTGTTGGCTCAACGAGATCAAGCAGAAGACTCGAGTGAACGCGCTCAAATCGAGCACATGGCAGACGCGGCAGTACTGAGCCAAGAGGCGCCGATGGCGGCGCAAGCTTTCGAGATTGCGGCGCAAGGCCGAGGTGAAGACACGGCACTGGCTCACCTGCGACCTGGCGAGGTCGTTCTTCCACCCGAAATGTTTGACGACCCAGACTTCGAACGCATGGTCGAGAGCCGTTTCGGCGAACTGGATCTTGATCCAGAGGCGCACGTTGTTGGGCTGGGTATCGCAAGTCTGAACCCGATCACTGGCCTGGAAGAGTTTGGCTTCCTCAAGAAAATCGCGAAAGGCATCAAGAAGGTCGTCAAGAAGGTCGTCAAGCCGATCGCAAAAGTCGCTCAGTTTATACCTGGCCCCTGGCAACCAATCGCAGCCATGGCAAACAAAGCTTTCACGGTGTACGACGTCGCTAAGGGGAGAGCCAATCCTCTAAGTTTATTGACTGTTGCTGGCCCGCTGGCCACTGGTGGTGGTCTTGGCAAAAATATCGCAGACATCAAAAGTGCAGGAGGTGGCAGTTTTCTCGGCGGTATCGGTAAAAGTCTGACGGGTACGGGCTCTGCTTTACGCGGTGGTATTGGGAGTTTGTTTTCGAACCCAGTAGAAGCGTTGAGCAAAGACCTGCCCAACCTTTTGAGAACTGCAAACTATCAAGGTATGTCACCTGCCGAAAGAACAAAAGATGCCGTAACCCGCCTGCGGGAGTTGACCAAAGATCCAAAAATAAACGAATTGGTTCAAGGATTTCGAAAGTCTGGTCTCGGCCCTGTTCAGCAAATACAGGCTCTGCAACAAGCGGGAGCTGGCGGATCGGTGTTCGGCAACATTTTGAGCGGGCAAACGACGCTGGGTAATGTCCTGGGCGGAATTGGCCAACCGGGCGCGCAAAGTGGCGGCAGTTTGGGTGGCTTTTTGGGCGGAGGCCAAGGTCAAGGCGGCTTAGGTGGTCTTCTTGGTGGGGGCCAGGGCGGCGGTCTTGGCGGCTTGCTGGGCGGCGGAGGTGGGATCGGCGGATTGCTAGGGGGCGGTCGCGGCGGTGGTTTTAACCTGGGAACGCTGGGGGCGCTTGGTGCGGCTGGTCTGATTGGCAAACTCGCCTATGACGAAGCTAAGAATATGCGCGGCGTGCCCCTCACTCCGCTCACACAAGAAGGCTCGACAGGCCGATACAATATTGAAGCCGAGATCGCGCGTCGCATGGGCAAAGAGGCGCCCAACCCTGTTGAGTTTGGGTTGTTACCAGAGGGCACAATACCAACTCTGAGCGGCGGGAGAAGGGCTCCAGAGCGAGAGCAAGAGCCCGTCATGCAGAGGCGTTACGGTGGCCCGGTCATGGCGTTCGCCGAGGGAGGCGACGTTGCAATAGAAGATTTCAAAAGAATGGATGGCCCGATAAACGGCCCTGGCACAGAAATCAGTGACGATATTCCAGCGATGCTTTCTGACGGAGAATTTGTCATGACTGGTCGCGCCGTGCGCGGCGCTGGGGCATTCGATCTTCAAAAAGGCGACGGTGGCATTTTGACGTTGACGCCGAATGGAGCGGAGAGCAGGGACAAAGGCACAAATCTAATGTACGAAATGATGGAGCTGTTTTCTGAGTTCGCTGACAAGCCGAAGAGGTCAGCGGCATGAGCATTTTGACGCCAGGACAGTTAGCACAAGTTCGTCGTTTCCAAGAGGGCGGCAGCGCAGGACAACCTTTCGTCAGCGGTGTGACCAAATCGGAAACGCGAATGGATCCGATCACCCAGCAGTTACTGTTCGGGCTTGATGGACGAGGCGGCTTCATTCCTGGTGCGTTCCGCGCAGCGGAGCGAACTTTTTTCGACGATCAGGGCAGGCCAATCGTCATTCCGCAAGAGATCGCAGGATTTTCACCAGATCAACTTGCAGCAATGCAGCTGGCCCGGTCAAACATAGGTGTACAACAACCTTTCATTGACCGTGCCATGCAGGCCGGTCAGAGGGGGATCGGATCGATACAAAGAGGTTTGGCAGATCAGGCTTTGGCTTCGCTTAGCGCGTTGGACGCCACTCGCCAGGGCGCGGGTTTCGCACTCGATCAACGCGATCGGGCTTTGAGGGACGCTTTGCGTGGAACGCGAGCGGGTCGGGGTCGAGCCGTGTTAGCTGAGCAAGAGTTGCGCAGCGACCTGGGCGACCTGGCCCGGCGCGGCGTGCGAGACACGCGACGTTTCGGCACAGATCTCGAGCGGGCTCGTGACGTTGGCCTTTCGGAAGCGCGAAGGTTGAGAAGAGGTCTGAGAGAGTCCGAAAGACTGCTCCGAGGCACGACCGGAGATTTTGATTTGGCAGCTGCGACTCAACGACTGCAAGATCCCTTCGAGGAGCAGGTCGTTCAGCAGATGATTCAAGACGCAACCGAAGGGCTCGCAAAACAAGACATAGCCCAAGCTGCTCGCGACATACAAACTGGCGGCGAGTCGGCTTTCGGGTCTCGAGCCCGACTGACGGCAGCTGAGCGTGCCGAGGCGTTGGGCAGAGGTTTGGCGAAGAGTGTTGGCGGACTGAGATCCCAAGGCTTTCAAAGAGCACAACAAACCGCGATCGCAGAAGATGAGCGAAGACGGCAAGCAGCCAGGAGCGCGGCTTCTGGCCTAGCTGGTTTGCGGGGCCAAGATTTTGCTGCTGGCACTGGATACGGCAACCTGTTACAGCAAACCGCTCAACAACGGTTAGGCGCGCAACAGCAGCTCGGCTCGCAACTGGGACAGCAGGCGCAACAGCGTTTCCAAGCAGGCACCGGATTGGGTCAGACGCTATCACAACTAGGCCAGCAAGATGCAGCGGCACGCCAAGCGGCAGGCCAAACCGGTCTGAATATCGCAGGACAACTCGCCGGGCAGTTCGGACAGATCGGTCGGGAACGAGCGGCTGGAGGTCAGGCGCTAGGCGCAGCACAGATGGGCTTCGGCCAGACCCTTGCCGGACTAGGCACTCAGGCACAGCAGGCCGGATTCCAGGACGTGGCTGCGCTCCAGGGTATCGGCGGCATGGCACAGCAACAAAGGCAGCGTGAACTTGACGCTCAGAGACAGTCGTTGCTGCAAGCACAGCAGGCTCCGCTCGCACAGTTTCAGGCTTTGATGCCGTTTGTACAATTGAATCGTCCGGGTCAAACACAATTCCAAACCCAGTTCACTCCTCCACCTTCCGCGCTCGGTGCAGGATTGACCGCAGGATTAGGCGCCCTGGGAGCACTAGGCACATACGCCTCGCAGAACACGCCGTACGGCAATCCCAACATACCGGTGTAACCAAGCGGATATCTGATGGCTATATCTCGAGCACAACTGTCTGAGCAAATCGATGCGCTCTCAAACGGAGGCACATCGACTGCGGCCGCACCCCAGGCAGATCCGACAATCGCGGATCAATATGTCAGTGGGCTGAAATCTATCGATAGATCTCCTGCCGAATACAAAGACGTCTTAACCAGGGCGCAAGAGCTGGCGGCTTACTTTCCAGCACCCAGGCGCATGAGCTTGTTTGATTTGGCGAGCAGCGTTGCAAGAGGGCTCGCACAAAACGCACAAAGCGGCAGACCCACGCCTTTGGGATATGGGCTCGGAGTAGGCTTCGATTTATTTACACAGGAATCGCAGCGCCGAAGAGATGAAGCCGACAAGATGAAACAGCAGCTGTTGCTAATGGCCCGCCAAGAGATTGAGAAGGAGCGGGCTGACGACATCAAGCTTGCAGAAGCTGGGCTTGAGGCTTCATTCAAGTTACAGCTCGAAAAACTGAAGCAAGCAGGATCGGGAGTATTTCAAGGAAAAGGCGACCTTGCCTCTGCACTCAACTTTATCCTGCGCGCGGAGCAAGATCCTGAATTGAAAAAAACTGCTGAATACAAGATTGCTCTAGCAGTAGCAGGCAGGCCCAGGACGCAGGTGATACAGACCGAAGAGGGTGCCAGCACGATCGTCGTTCCTGGCTTAGATATCAACAAAGCTCTGGGCACTACGACAGACGCTACTACGACTCCTCCACCAGAGGCGCCAGAGGGATTCACTTTTACGGGCACGTATGTCGACGGCAAGCCGGTTTACCGTAATGACGAAACAGGACAAGAGGGCTTCTTACAGTGAGTTCGTTTCAACCTTTGACAAAAGAAGAGTTGGCTCGGGCCTCTACTGCACCAACTTCTGAGTTTCGGGCCAAACCGATCGCAGGAACAGAAAAGAAAAAAGACCCTTTCACTGAAGGGCAAAAAAAGGCGGCTGGCTTTGCTGTGCGCATGGATGCTGCGGTCGCACAAATGGAGGCTCTTGAGGACAGCGGTTTCAACCCCGTCAACGCTTATGATGTCACAATCGAAAACATGCCGTTCGTCGGCGACTTGGTTGAAAACATTTTCAAATCTGCTAAGTACCAAGTGTACAACAGAGCCGTGAATGATTTCTTGACGGCCCAGCTGCGCAAAGAGTCTGGCGCACAGATCAACCCGAGTGAGTTTGATCTGATGTTCAAAACTTACTTGCCTCTCCCAGGCGATAAAGCGCCTGTTTTACAAGCGAAACGTGAGGCTCGGCGCGCTGCGTTGGCGGCCATGATAGGCGACGCGGGGGAGGCATACAAACGCACAGCCGATATCGTGGCCGCTGATGCAGGAGACGCTGCGCCATCCCGCCCATCGTCTGAACAGGCTTTACGGATCTTGATTGAAAGAGCCAAGAATAATCCTGAGCTTCGGGCTGAACTTGAACAGAGGGGTCTCATACCGTGACGCAGAACGCGCTAGATACGCTCAGTGACGACACCTTGTTGCGGATGGCTACCCCCGTCGGGAAAGGCATGAGTGTCGCAGACACCGGTGATTTCGATAATAGTGTGCTTATGGATATCGCTGCGCAACGCCTGTCTGATTCAGTCGACACGCAGAGTGGAGCGCCTGCTGACGTAAGGGCGCAGGTCGCTGCCGCACAACGCCAAGAGGACAAGCTGTCCACTCTCAAGAATTTTTTCCCTGACGCCGTGCCGGTCGAGGTCTTCGACCCAGAGTACGGTGCGACCAAGTTCGGTCGTGGCAACTTTGTTTTCACCAACCCAGAGACGGGTCAGCTGACCCTGTTCGATGAGGATATTCGCCTGTTCGGTATACCCATCCCGACGCTAGGCGACATCGCAGATGTGGGGCCAGAAATTGCAGAGACGGTTGGCGGAATCGGTGGTGGTGTGCTTGGAGCCTCAGCGGCGGGG